ACTTGCCAGCGACCCCGCCTTTCTTTGCCGTCACGCGCACGGTGAGGGTGAGCGTGTGGTCGTGCGAACCCAACAGCACACGGTCTGCCGGAACCTCATCGCCCAAATACACCGCGACCATCGGCAGATCGGCAAGCTCAAAGGCGTAATCAGGATCGTCCACCACGCCGCCAGAACCAATGCCGGTGAGCGCGGGAGCCTCGAACAGCGTCTGGATCGCCTCGGCAATCTGGTAGGCTTTGGAGGTCATGCTTGTTCCAGAGTCAACATGGTTGACTGGCTTCTGTTATTAGGCTTGCATTCGCGGACGATGTAGCTCTTCGTCCCAACCACTAACGTTTTGCCTCGATAGTCAACTCCGTCGATTCCGTCCAGCTCGAAGATCGGTTTTTCGCCGTAGATGCCGTTTAATGCCATCGCGGATTCATCCATGAATTTGCCGGCCGCCGCCACACTATCCAGCGTGGCAGCATCGGACAGCTTCGCCATCACGGCAGCGTTGGTGCGTTGCTGGAGTGTGGCGAAGCTCATGGCTTACGCTGCGGCGATGATGCCTACGATGCGCAGCTTGGCCAGCAGATCATTGAGCTGTGCCTTTGTTTCGTTCGCAACAAGGATCGCACTGGCCATATCCGTTGCGTCGGCGGATGCAACGTCTGCCACCGCAGCTTGCGGGCCTTCGGATACGCCGACGACCGCTTCGTTCAGCACCACGCGGGCTGTGGTGTCGCCATCGGCTTTGGCATCTTCCAGCACGCCGATCAGGATGCCGACTGTGCCATCGGTATCGACGCGCTTGTTGGTGTTGTCCCAGTAGGCTTTTGCGCCTTGTGCGCCGACTGCCGTAGAGAGCGCGGCCAGATCGAACACGCCGCAGCGTGCGAAGGGGCCTGCTACGCCGTTGGCCAGATCGTTGATCGCAACGCCGAAGACGCTGCCGACTTGCGCGCCGTCGCCAGAGCTGACTGCGTAGGGCGCGGTCAGGTCGAGTACGTCACCTTCTTTTACATAGTTTGTTGCCATGTCGTTCTCCTTGTTTGGTTTCGGTCAGGCGGCGCACCATGCGCCGCCGTCACGGGTTAGCCTGCGTAGGCGTTCTTTGCCAGGGTGCGGTGATCCAGCGCTTTGACTGCTGCATCCAGACGCACCTTGAACTCCACACCATCGATGTCCCAGCCGCCCTGCTGCTCCAGCGTCGGGGTGCTGATGCCGTCGAGGTAGCTGACTTCGATGGTGTCGTGCATCGCTGGATTGGCAGCGCCGAACCAGTTGGTCGCGCTTGTTGCATCCAGGCGGGCGTCTTCGATGACTTCGAAGGTGCCGCGCACACTGTTGGGCGTGGTGTTGTTCTTGGTAGTGGACGTAGCGCCGACCTCGAACTCGGAGTTGGCGACTACGCGAGCGGTGCCACCTGCGGCCACTGGCACGATCAGCTTTGCCAGCTTGATGTTGAGCGTTCCGCCACCGGCCTTTTGCTTGGCCATCGCCACGCGCATCGCATCGACCGATGCGGTGCTGATGGCGGCTGCGGTCGGCAGGTTGCCGTGGTTTGCGTGGAACAGCGCGACGCCGTCTGCCATGTTCGGGTTGCTGGTGAGGATGGCGTACACCAGATCGCCGACGGTACGGATCGCGGCGCGGCCCATGCCCAGCGGAATCTTGCTGAATGCGTCCAGGTCGTCGTTGATGATGGCCTGACGGGTCAGCATGAACTTGCGGCCGTAGGTCGCCAGTTGCACGGTCTCGCCACGCTCGCCGACGGTGGCGAACTTGTACTCAGCACCCTCTTTGACTTCGAGCAGGGTCGGGAAATCGTTCAGACCGACGCGGCGGCCCGCCTTGAAGTCGGTCAGCGTGCCGACCGATGTCCACAACTGGAAGGTCTCTTCGGCTTCTTCGTAGCCCTTCATCATGGCTTTATCGGCCACGTTCGCCAGCAGCAGCGGGAAGTCGCTGGTGGAGGTGAAGGCGGCGGCCACCACTTCCAGCTTGCTCTTGCCGCGCACGTCCACGCGCTCGGCTGCCAGACATTCGCGGGCCATGTCCATCAGCGAGTAGCCGCGGAACTGGTTGGCGCGGTCGTCCTTTGCCAAGTTGGCGCGGGCCATGATGGCGGCCTGCATGCCAGTGCGCGCTTTCTCGCGCTCACCTTCCAGCATCACGACGTGCGTACCGGCGATGGGGGTTGCACCTTTACCCAGATGCGCGAGCAGCTTGGTGTTGGCATCCTGCACGGAGCAAGCGATGTCGTTCTCGCAGGTGGCCTGCAGTTCGGTGATGCCTTCCACACCGCCGAATTTAGCGAAGGAAGATTTTATCTCGGTGCGGCGCTGCGCTTCGGCTTGCACAGCGGCTTGAGCGGCTGCACTTGCTGCGGCTTGGATGTCGGCTTGAGTTGCTGCGGCAGGTTGTGCGGTTGCCGCCGGTTGATTGGTACCAGGCATAACGGTCTCCTTGGAGGTTGGTGCGGCGGCTGCCGCGATCACCTTGCCGGAGGAACCCGGCAAGGACTTGAATCGTGCGGCAACTGCCGCCCGGTCAAAACTTGCAGCCAGTGGCAGCGCTGCGGTGATGCTGTCGACCAGCGTGGCGTCCAGCGCTTCTTGCGCGGTGTACCAGTGGTCTTCGCCGTCGGTCAGTAGCACGAGGATCTCTTCCTGCGTCAGGCCGGTCTTGGCGGCGTAGCTGGTGGCCATCGCCTCGGCATACTTGTCGAGCATGTCGGCGTAGTCGCGCAGCTCGGCGCTGTTGCCAGCCAAGCCGCCCCACGGCGCGTGGATCATCATCAGCGCGTTCTCGGCCATCTCCACCTTGTCCCCCGCCATAGCGATCAGCGAGGCGATGGAGGCGGCGATACCATCGATGACGATGGTGGTGTCGGCGGGGTGTCGCTTGATGGCGTTGTGGATGGCGATGCCGTCAGAGACGGAGCCGCCATAGGAATTGATGCGGAAGGTGATCTGCGCGGCATCGAGCGCGGCCAACTCCTTGACGAGGTCGGCGGCAACCACGCCGTCGCCGTACCAGTTCTCGCCGATGTCGCCGTAGATCATCACCTCGGCAGCCTTGACGCCCTGTGCGGCTGCACGGGCGCGGATGCTGTACCACTTGGTTTGATTCGCTTGAGGCATGGGTCGTTCCTTTATCGAGTTGTCGCAGTTTCGTTGGGTTGCTGTCTCATTTACAGACGAAGGGTGAGACTATTTTTCGTCCGGTTCCGGAGGCGGCGGCGGGAATGACTGTGCCTTGTCGTTCGCTAGATCGGAGCCGAACACCAGCCATTTCTCTTTGGCTTCTTTGCGGAAGGCGGCGATCTGTTCCATCACGTCGCGCGGGTTGCCGCCGCGCTTGCGGATGACTTCGACTTCGGATGCAAAGCCGTCTTGCGTGAGTTGATGCCAGGCGTTTGCTTCCTTGAGCGGATCGATCCACGGCATCGACTGGCCGACGAACAGCGCGTCGTCTTCGCTGTACTGCTCAAGGTCTTTCGGCATGGGCACTACACCGGACAAGTGCGCGGCCAGCACGAAGTTCTCCCACACGGGCTGCACCTGCATGCCGACGAACTCGTCGGTGAGGATGGCGTAGTTGATCCACTGCTCCACCAGCTCTTGCCGTTGCGAGGAATAGGTGCCGCTGTAGTCGCGCGCGATGCTGCTGTAGCTGCCGCCCAGCCCGGCGGCGACGGCGCGCAGCTGGCCTTGACGGAAGGTGACGACGTTGGGGTTCGGGCGGTTGGAGTCGATCATGCCGATCTCTTCACCGATGCCGAGGTTGTCGAGGATGGTGCCGGAAGAAAGCGAGAGTTCGCGCGGCAAGGCGTTGCCCTCCGCATCGCGCTGCACAGAGTCTTCCGCGTTGTACAGATCCGGCGAGCCCTTCTTCACATAGGCTGTGAGTGAGGCGGCGATCTTGGCGGCGATGCGCTCGCTCTCTTCGTAGTCTTTGATGTCTTCCAGACGGGTGATGACGCTGGCGAATTCGGAGACACCGCGCCGCTGGCCGATGCGGTCCACGCTGGCGAGGTGCAGCACTCGCTTGGCTTCGATGTATTTCAGGTCGCTGGCGCGGTTGAGGGTGACGCGGTCGTTGGGGAAATTCTTCCAGACGTGGTAGCCGGTAGGTTTACCCCAGGCGTTGCACTGGATGCCCTGCCGGATGTTCTTGGCAAGGTCTTCGTAATCCATGGGGATCATGTCTGCCTCGAACAGCTCCAGCGAGAACGGCACGCGGCTGCCGTGGTCGAGCAGCGCGATGGGGCCGCTCAGCATCTGGCTAAACACCTCGCCATCGCGGAACCATGTTCTGGCCAGCATGCGTTGCACCTTCGACCAGGTGAAGCGCTGCGTCACGTCCGGGCACTTGCACCAGTCGCGCCATGCATCGCGTAGCGCCTTGGCATATTCTTCGTGGATGCTGCCGTCCTTGCGGCGCGGCTGCGGCTCGATGCCGATGCCGTTCGGCCCGACGACGTTATTCACCAACACGCGCAGCGCACCGCGCGCGATGTCGTGGTTCTGTTCCAGATTGCGCGCCAGCGTGCGCAACGCTACCGCACCCTGCTGCACTTGCAGATCGGGATGGCGCTGGTCTTTCGCCATCTTGCGCAAGCGCGACGGCGTGGCGGCTTCGTATTGGGCGGAGATTTTCTCGTAGATGCGGCGCATCTGCGCCCGGCGCAGGCCGCGCTCCGGGCTGAAGTAGCCGACCAGACGATCCAGCGGATTCAGGCTTGCCATCAGCGGCACCGCCTGATGTATGAACTGGTATTGAAGTTCGCGACCGACATCGTCAGCCCGCCGATGCGTTGCGTCTTGTTCACACGCGCCGACTCTTCCGCGACACGGCGCTCCCACTCTTTGCGGCCGTCGATAATCTCGGGCAGGTTTGCCATGCTCAAGCGGCGGTCACCGAACGACACGTCCTTGCCTTCCAGCACGGCGGTTTCGGCGGCCAGATACTTGGCCAGCATTTCGGTAGCAGTGGACATCGGCGAACCCTTGGGTGATCAGGTTCGCCGATGGTGCTAGATGTGGAGTCTCATTTACAGATGAAGGGTGAGACTATTTTTCAGCTACAACTTGTAGCGAATCTGCCTGACCAACTCATCTATCTGGTCAATCTTCGCATCTGCATTGACCAGGATCGCGCGCAGCGCAATGGCCTCTTCCAGTGGCGCGGTCACGTCGTGGCCTTCGCTTCTGATTTGATTAAGCAGGGCCAGCAATGGCGAAATGAAGTGGGTCGTGTCGGACAACATCGCCACATTGACCCGCGCCTTGCCGGTTACCGGAGAGGTGAAATAGGCTTGGTCGAGCATGTTGCGCGGGTAGTGATACCGCCCGGGCTGGCCGGCAGGCTGCGCCAGGTGCTTGCGCCACTCGGCAGCGCGGTCCGCCTCTAGCTTGCGCACAGCCGTTGTGACGGCGCGCTCGGTGGAGCGCTGCTCCAGCTTGTTGAAGGCTTCGATGTATTTGATCTTCCACGCCAGCGCGGCCTTGCCGGTGAAGCCCATCGCCAACAGGGTGAAGCCGTCGCGGGTTAGCTGGTATTCGGTGTAAGTGGTCTTCCCGCCGTTCGGTTGTTCGACATCTCTGGATGCCTCCGCAAAATTGCGGCGGCGATATTCTGGAGGGCAATCCGCAATAGTTGCGCGGATACGCTTGAGTACATCGTCGTGGCGCTTGCCAAAGAACTGTGCGACGGCGGTGCTGGTGGTGGTGGCGTGGCCGTCAACAAGCTTGACGGATGGGCGGGTGGGTTTGGTAGTGGTCATGTGAGAACTCCTGTACGGTTGCGGTTAATCCGACCTCAATGAGTCCAATCAAGGAGGACGGCGATGCGGGTTGGACTACCGGGTACAGGAACCGGCGCAGCCGAGGCTGCCCCACACCGCCGCCCAAACTGGGTGCGCGTGTTGACGAACGTAAAAAAGCCGCTATTGCTGGCGGCTCGTCCGCCTGTACTCCAGGAGTCCAATCCCGACTGCCCATGTGGGGCAGCGGGCGCATTGTCAGCCAGGAGCGGCGAAGTTGTCAAACAGCGAATTCCATAAATAATTCGCGGGCTTTTTTATCGTATGCGTCCTTCGCTTCCTCTGCGGTGTTAAACACGCCGAGATGATGGACTTTTCGGTTGTGTGTGATTTGTGCTGAAAACTTAGGGCCGCCCTTAAATGGGTGGACGCCTTTCATTCCTGTGGCGCTATTTTTGCAGGCTCTGCGATTTGCCCCGTTCTGTGACTGCGTACAAACGCGTAGATTGGAGCGGACATTATTCAGTGGGTTGTGGTCGATATGGTCAACAGATAAATGATCTGAGGCATCCGTAACCAATCGATGTAGATATACAGATCCGCCATTCCCCTTGCTGCCGACATATCCGTTTGATTTCAAGTGCCACTTGAATTTTCTGACAACATCAATAAGTTCTGCGTCAAACAATGCCCGAGCAACCTCATGCCCATCCTTGCTGAGCAGAACCATGACGGCAACAACTCCATCAACAACAAACTTGTTCGGCTCTCGGTAAGATGGCCTAGTGTTTATCACTCGCCCATGTATTCTTACTTGAGAAGCGTGTCGAGAACAGTAGCCGCCTTTCCAGCGGGCATATTTGTCACAACTATCTGCCTTACATTTTTCCATTGATGGTAGCCATCCTTTCGTATTTGTCACGACAGGGAGAGCACATACCATCTACCAGCCTCCCGCTCCATGATCCGCAGGTGTCGCAGTCTCCAGCGCTACCTTCCGGCATCCTCTCTGCCGCCGCGCGCGCTGCGTTGAGCGCCAGGTCGCGGTCGAGCTGTTCGCGCTCGCATCCACGGTCGATCACGTCTGCCATCTCATTCCCCTTTTAAATATCGATAAAACTGCGCCTTGCTCAACCCGAGCTGTGCGCACAACGCCTTGCGGTTGCGCCCGTTGAATTCGCGCAGCACGACTTCTCGGCGTGCGTCCTTTTCCGTCTTTGGGATATAAACCGGCCCGCCGCCGAATTCGCGTGAAATGCGCAGTTTGAATTCCAGCGCATCCGCCGCAGTGAAGCGATCCGGCCCCATCACCTGCCGCAACACATCCTCCATGAACTTCAATACCGATTCCCCGCATTTCATTTGAACCCCCTTGTCGCCCAGTCTGATTTTGCGAACTTGTTTGTCGGTACCGCTGGCTTTGCAGCGGGCATTGGTGAATGGATCTGCGACGGCGCTTTGGCGACGGCTTGATCCAGCGTTTGTTCCGGCTCAACCTTGACCACGGCGCATTCCCCTTCCAGCGTCACCCGCATGCGCTCCCAATACTTCGGATCAGGTCTGCCCGTCCGGCCGCG